AAAATTTTTGAGTGACGCATATTTCCTTTAGCCGTTGAGCTATGGGTATCCATTTTTCTGTAGGCACTTCTTCGGTAAAAGCCCAGTAGACATGTAAACCATATCCTGAATTCACTATCGTAGGTTCTGGTAAATCCACAACCTCACAGAACACCTTCAACGCTTTCGCGCCTTCTGCTTGACTAGCGTATCCCTTTGGTAAACCCGTAGAAGGTTCTATCTCTTCTGCTTTGCCCGCACCGCAATCGATGTCGAGCCATATAGCTCCGAGGGACTCTACGTTGTCTACTTTTCTGTTGCCTTTCTCTTTTAACTTACCTAAAGCAAAATAAACATCTGTGTTTTGCTCAGAAAATTCTTCGGCTATTTCATATGCTGCTTCTAAACTTTTAGTAAACTTTGGTATAAGTTTACCTTCTTTCATGCCGATCACATTATATATGCCGCCTCTGGGGACGACGTAATCTATGAGATCGAAGGTTTGCATTATTTATACTCTTTTATTAACGCTTCTATGAAAGGTGTAAGCTCATTGCTAGGCTCGTGCATACCAATAAACCAGTTATATACAGTCTGCCTACTAACCCCCAACTGGGAGGACAACTCAGCAACGGGCATGTCGTGCTTAATACATACCCTGCCAAGTTTAACCCCCAGAAGAGATTGGTCAGCTTCGCGGTTAAGACTGTCGATCCGTGTCGTATAACCGTAGCTCATTAGTCGTCACTTCCCCATGACGAAATAATATCTTCTATGTCGTCATCATCTTCTTCAACAATGTCTTTTTTCTTTTTGCGTTTGACTGGTTCTTTTACTGGCTCTTCTTCGTCTTCGTTATCAAACGGATCAGGTTCAGAGGTAGTCGAAGATTCAAACCCATCATCAGAATCAACTGCAGTAAACGGACTAGACGATCCTTCGTCTACAGTAAACCCATCTTCTTCTACTTCAAATGGGGACGCTGGCTTGTAAGGTATGTACTTCTTAACCTGTACACCGCGTAACCTAAGTGATACACCACCACCGCTCATTTTATAGGGGAAAAATTCAACTGCTATGCTTACTATACTACCTGTAGTAAGTTGAAACCCTGGGTCTAAAACTTTGTTCTTTGAGTCAAATTGTTCTATAGATGTTGAGTTACCACTATATGCAGCTTTTAGACTAGCCTTGCCTATAAAAGTTCCATCGTCTTGCTTTTTGAATTTCACTTTTAATTTTTGGTTTTTAGGAAACGAGCTATCTGCTGCACACTTTTCTTTCCAAGCCTTTTCCATTAAGCCATGTATTTCTTTGGCTTGTTTTTCTTCCATTTTAAAACTTAAATCGTAAGATGCTCCGTCTTCCATCGCATCGCACGGTACACTTCTACCTTGTGCGTCATCCCATTTGTAGGGTTTATCTATACGTGGGTATTGTGCAACTACGTCTTTAATTACGTGAGTTGGGTTTGCCATATCTTGCTCCTTAAAAGGGTTTGTTTCTGCAACTTGGTTTAGTTGCTGTATGTTTATAAGCTCATCCTCGGCAAGAGGTCGAACTGGTTTAAAGTACATTTTGTAAAAACTACGTTGTTGTACAAAATATATCTGGGTTAGCACATTTCCGACGTGCTCTCGGTTACGCTCAAGATGTTCTATATATTTATACAAGTTCATCTTGTTGTCTTCTTTTGAAAATAAACTTAACCCGCCTAGCCTAAGTTCATAAAGAAAATCTGTTTCAGGAAAAGCAACTTTAATATTAGTAAAGTACTTGCAAGCCGCTCCGCCTTTGTTCTGTCCAGCTTTTATAGACTTCGAGCAATCCATGCAACGACTAGACTGCACATTACTTTCAAGCACTCTGTTATCTGGAAAGTCGCAGTCAAAAGACCAGCATACTAACTTGTCGTCTTTGTAGTAGTTTCTGGATAGCTTACCGCTATCTACTATTACAACTTCTATAAAACGCAGAGGCTCGTATGTCGTAGGGTGTACAAAACACCCTTCTTGAGTTTGCAAACGTTTCATTTACTACGTGGTTTAAGAACAGTAATAGTGTGTTTTCTATTTACCTGTAAACCTGGAGGTGCTACATCGGGGTTAGCTTCTAAAAACTCCCGCATGTTTGTGTTGTGAACACGTTTTTCTAGTAAGTGTAAAGCGTCATTTTCTTTAAGAAACTCGTGCATTTTTTCCCAATCGCTAGGCCAGTAGCTAGTGTGAACCCTACGAGATATAGTACCGGCGTGTGTTTTTAAACTGTCTAAGTTTTGATCTTCGCAGATTTTCAGCATCTTCTGATTAATCTTATCTTGCTGAACTTTAATTTCTTTTATCTCGTCTTCTTTAACTCTTATAGCTTCGCGCATCTTAATATAGATTTCAGTTAGTTTGTCAGGCGTCTCTTTCATACTGTCGCTCCTTGTTAAGGGGAGAGCCAGTTTAGCAAACACTTTTACATTGTCAAGTATTTAATTCTTGTTTATATAAATCGATTATCTTGTGGTGGTGATCTACTTTAGACCGCAACATGTTGTATAGACGTGTCTCAACTTCGCTTCCTCGTATATGAATAACCGTCATGGGGTTGTGTTGTCCGGGTCTGTCAATACGAGCGTTAGCTTGTAAGTATGTCTCTACGCTTGTAACAGGAGAGTACCAAATAATAGTATTAGCAGCAGTTAAAGTTAAACCATGTGAAGCCGCTTGAGGCTGAATGACAAGCACCTGAACTTTATCTGTTTCTTGAAAGTCTTTGATTATTTCGCTTCGCTTATTAACTGTTACTTTACCGGCGATTACTTTGCACGGTATTTTATTTTTTGTTAAGAATTCTTCTAGCAATTCTATAGTATGAGTAAAAGGAACAAACACCAGGACTTTGTTGGACGCTTCATCGATAGCTTCTTTTATTACTTTTAACCTACTGCTTACATCAAACTGAATAACTTCTTTGTCGTCTGAATAAACTGCTCCGCCTGATATTTGCAGTAGTTTGTTTAAGTTGGTAGCAGCGTTTACCGAAGTAACTTGCTCTCCATCTGCTTGCATAGTCATACGATCTTTTAAAAGCTTGTAATATGCAGCTTGTTGTTTAGTAAGAGGAGCTTCTCGTTCTACATAAGTAAGTGGAGGAAGATCCAAGCACTGGTCTTTTTCAAACCGAATAGCTGGCTGCAATACCTCGTGTACTATTTTGTCAGCGTCGGGTTTAGGTCGCCATATAAACTGTGAGACTTTTTGCATAACTTTGTCTCTAAACTGGCCGAAGTATTTAGGTGCGTTCTCCGAGTTAACTAGCTTGGCTAAACCAAAAGCATCTACAGGAGATTGTGCTGCGGGCGTACCAGTAAGCATCCAAAGCCAGGGGGTGTTAGCTGTTATATCCCGCAGTGTTTTCCATCTATTAGTCTGTGCATTCTTATACGCATTTGCCTCGTCTACTACAATCATGTCAAAGCCGCCTTTCATAATCTCTTCTTTGACTACTGCTACACCATCGAAATTTATAATTACAAACTCAGACCCCGCTTCAATTATTTTCTTTCGCTGTGTAGAAGTACCGTGCGCTACAGAACAAGTACGGTGCATAGCAAATTTAAATAAATCTTCTTGCCATGCTGATTTCATAATAGACAAAGGGCATATTACCAGCACCCTGTTAATCTTGTTTTGTTGGATTAAGTAATCCACTGCCCATATTACGCTAGCAGTTTTACCTGTACCCTGCTCGTTAAAACAAAAAGATTTTTTGTTAAGAGTTAAAAATTCAGAAGTTTTTTTCTGGTGAGCAAAGGGTTCATACCTGCCGGTAAACTCGTAGTCTCGCGTCATAGGCGAAGGTATATCCTTTACTTTTAGCTTGGTAAGTAGTTGAGCCTCTTGCAACCCCCACGGTATTGCTATCTTATAAACTCCTTCTGCTTCTTCTAAAATCTTATAGTTACTTGCCTCTTCCGTAATAAGGTGAGGACGTTTAGTTTTTAATACGATGGCTCTACCGTTTATTATCTTCATGCTTTAGACGTCTTATTTTTACGTTCGCGTTTACTAACTTCTGAAACTAAATTTCCTTTAGAGTCACGTTTAAAAGAACGATTGCGGCTGGCTGTTTCTACTCTAGTACCATCAGAGTTCTTACCACCTTTGTCCATAGCTTTCTTATGTGCTACATCCTTACCGTCGCCTTTGGTAACCTTGCCCTGTCGTGTCGCTTTGCGTCGAGCAGCATTACGTTTTGCACGGTTCTTCTTTTGTTCTTCTGTACCTTGATACTTAGCGTACTCAGCTTTGTAATCTCGTTTACTCTTCGTCATATCGTCCCCACTCCTTTTCGCGGTTACTTAATCTTCTACCTACTCTGTCGTTTGAATTTAGGGCGTCTTTTATTAACTGCATGCCCCACTCGGCTGCACATTCGGGGTGCAAATAAAAGTCAAATGCCATTTTTTGGTATTGTCTTTCGTAGTCATAACAATTTTCTTGGATAGCTAGTTTAACTACTGGAGGAAATTGTTTATATATCTTTTCTAAAGGCACGCTAGTGCGCCAAGTTACACATGCGTCTTTGTCTTTTAGTTTGCTACCTATACTGCAATTAGGGTAAAAACACTTTTCTCCATTTTCTGCGGGCACAACGACCTGCTCTTGTCCTTTTTTATATGATCCCATCATCTTTTCCTATTGTGTTCACATTTAATTACTGGACAAAACCCACACAGAGGTCCATCTTTTGCGTTCCATACATCTTTTTCAGTAGCAACCTCAATACGTTCTAGCGCCTCGTCAAATACACCTATGTACGACTTATACAAATCTACAGTATGTTCTTTAGTTACAAAGCCGTCGCACACAACAAACGATAACGCAGACTTAATCTTTTTTACTTCGGGGTAATTTATAAACACAGCCCCCGCAAGTAAATCTAACTGCTTAGTGTCTGCATAATTTGCAGTCTTGCTAGTCTTATAATCAACGAGGTAAGCTTTATCTTCGTCTATTATAAGTAGGTCTGCTATACCCCTGTACCAAACATCGTGTCCAAAAAATTTTGTAGGTTTAAAAGTTCCACCATCTTTAGACACTCCGAGTCTAATTTCGCAATGTTTATCACCTTTTATGCTATTGAAAGCGTCTAACGTACCTTGCAAAAATTTATACTCGCGTTCTAGCGGCTTTCCGTCCCTTATATATTTTTCAGCAGCACTATGGACTCTACTACCATACGCAGTAGCTGCATTGCCTCTATCTTTTACATCCTTAGCAACTTTTAGGTGGTAGTATTTTTTAGGGCATTGCTTAAATGTATTTACGCTGCTGTAACTCCAAGCGGTCATAGCAATCCTTGCTTAATTAGTTGTTGGCGGTTAGCTTCGTGCAGTGCCGCAATAGTATCTTTACTTTGCCCTAAGTACGGTACAGCGAGAAAGTTATTTACAAGTTCGTTACCTAGCCACTTGTCGTACACTTTAAAGTCGCCTAAGTACCGGCCAAACTTACCTTTATCTAAAGTTCTTAAGGTAGCCGTCGTTCCGACTTTGAGGAAGTCTTGTACAAACTTCTTTGCGAGAAGCCCATGTGCTTTTGTTTCCACAGTTCCTCCGCGAGATTCGGGAGCATCAATGCCAAACAGACGAATCCGACCATTGTTACCACGTACCCAACAACCAAAACCCAAATCAACATCGACATCTACGGTATCTCCATCAACTACACGTACTATAGTACAATTAAACACATATGGGTCACTCATCTTGCTTCTCCTCTACGTAATTTTCTAACTTTTCTACAGCCTGTATAACTCTGTGCATAAGTTGTATAACTTCTTCTACATCTTCTTCGTCTAGCTCTACAGTGAGTTTCATTTGACCTCATGTATTTCTATAATGAGTTCCGCACAATGTATGATCTTTTGCAGATCAGTTAGACCGCCCTTCTTCTTCCAACGCGAAACGTACTTAACGATGTTACCTTCAAGCAATGACAGGCCGTTCTTCTCAGCATACTCTGCCGGTTGTATAGCCATATCCTTGTAGTGGTTACCGCCGGTTTGTTTCTCTAAAGCATTTAACATAAGTGTCATTAGTGTAGTACTCCAGTAGTTTTTTCAATGGCACCTTCTTCGTCAACAAAAATGTAGTCAGTGTCATCAGGCCAACTAAGCAGAAGTCCTTCCCATATCTTCTCGGCTTGACGTAAGTCTTGTATGTCCTGCTTGAGTACGAACAGTTCACTTTTAAGTCTTGCTTTGGTTAGTCTCTTCATAGTTCCTCCTTAAATTTGATGCGTACTCCGGGTAGGAAGTACGACTAACCGTAGCGTGGCTTACCCGGTATACACACTCCAGCTAGAGAACGTCTGTAGATGCAAATCTATAACACCCGACAGAAGTGATAAGGGCCAGTGTTGTATACTGAGGGTGTTATTGGCTAATGCTAACCAACCCACCGCCCTCTGGGGTTCGGGGAAAGACAAAACAGTTAAAACTTTCCCCCTTGCTAAATTAACATTCACCGTATGAAGCTCCAAACCCACCTTCACAGTCAAGGGGCAAATCCAATGCCCACTTGGGTCTAATTTTCATAGCTTTTTCTACTAGACGCATACCTTTTTCTACTTCATCCTCTGGTACTATACACCCTATTGCATCATGCACAGTCATTACAACCTTGTACTTTTGTGCTACACGTAACAACTGCTCACCGATTACGATTCGAGCTAATCCCTGACACACGTTCTCAATGACTTTACCACCGTATATTCTAGTATCTACAAGGGTTCTACCTTTCCTGGTTTTGTAAACGATCTCTACCTTACCCTCTTCGTCTTTATCTTTCCTTAACTCTGGATACTTTATATACAAACCGTTAGGCATTTGTATACCGTTCGTACCATCAACTTTAAGTATGTCGGGACGTCCGAACGTACTACTTTTATCTTTCATAATTGCATCGAGTGCCTTACCTGCTTCCCTCCACAGACGTGGAATATCTGAGTAAGTTTTTCTATAGACTTTTATAATACGATCACACTCGTCTTGTTCTAGTTCTACTCCAAAATTTTTTAACTGCGCTTTGAATTTTACAGCTCCCATTCCGTACCCTGCGCCTAGTATCGTAGTCTTACCAACAAAACGTTCTTCTTTTGTTATCTCATCTTCAGGCTTATCGTAGATAGCTGAAGCCATAATCTTATACACATCATCACCTCTGTCGAACGCCTTTACTAAGTCGTCGGCCTCTGCAAGCCAAGCTAAAGTTCTAGCTTCGATTTGAGACAAGTCACAGTCAACAAACTTGTACCCATCTGGAGCGCACAAAGCGTATTTTAATTTAGAACCGCGTGGTAAGTTTTGCATGTTAATTTTGTCGGACCCACCCCATCGCCCGGTATGTGCTGCATAGTAACGCAAGGGTATAGGCAAAGTGCCGCGCCCTGCTATTGCAATGAACCGTTCGGTTCGTTTCTCTTCGATAGTGGATCTTACACCGAGCCTAGCAGCTACAAGGGCTTGGACTTCTGGATTGCTGTGTTCTTGTAGTGCTTTGAGTCCGTCATCAGACTTAGCAAAAGCGTAAGTTTCTTTACCAGTAGTAGGACTTATCTTTAGTGGAGGTTCTATGCCGTAGCTTTCTAATAGTTCAGCAAATTGAGGGTTGCTTGTTAATTTAGTTTTCTCATGCTTAACCTTTGCCATTAGTGCTTCTTTAGCATCCTTAACTTCTTTGAGATGATCGTTAAGTATAGTTTTATTAAGCACCAGAGTAGGTTCGCTAAACATACGCGTAGTAAGGTCAACCAAAGCGAGTTCAAAGTTAGGAAAGTTTTTCTTTAGCTTGTTAAACAACTTGTAAGTAAGGTTTGCGTCTTGTATACAGTACCCACCGTAGGCTTTTAATTCTTCGGGAGTAAAGTCTAAACGTTTTTTTCCTATGGCACTGTGGACTTCTGTACCTTTGACTCCTAGTTCGTAGTACTCTGACAGCGCCGCAAGACTTCCTCCTACTTCTATAGTATGAATAGCTCTTGCCATTGCCAGTGTATCTACGATCTTTTTAGGTCGGATGTCGAAATGCCAATTAAGTATAGCCATATCGAACATAGCGTTATGTGCTAACGCAATAGAGTTTGCCCAATCAAACTGGGCTAAAAATTTAGCTGTTTGTTTTTTACTGCCTGAAAACCATACTGGCGCATTAGCTTTTCCCGATGATAGTTCCTGCCCTATTTTTTTGACGGCTACGCCAATAACTTCAAACTTAGTATCTCTTATATATTCTTCAGTAGTTAGTTTGTTTAGACCGTAGTCTTTTGCATAGTAAGTTTCAAAGTCAATTGTTAGTATGTCCATAAGATTTTAAATGCTCGTTGAGCGCCTCTATGTTCTCTTCGTTGATTATAAAAGTTGTACCTCCTGCTTTTTCAATAGCAGTTAGTTCTCGTTCCTGTAAAGCAGTGGGTTTATTTTTACCAGCTTTACATTCTATTCCAATAAAATTTCCGTGGTAGCAGCAGACTATATCAGGCACACCGCTTCGCCCCATACCATAACTTGCAGGGAAAAAGTAATACGCTCCTTGTTCTTTAAGTAAGCGTACTACACTATTCTTAACTTTCTTTTCGGGGGTGACTGCCATACAGAGAGCATAGCAAAGAGGTTGGACTTTGTAAAGTCAAAAAAAAGCCCAGATGATTAGTCTGGGCTAAGGGGAAAGGTAGGAATCCTACCTTTAGGGGTGTGTGCTTAGTATTATTCGTTTTCTATTTAACAATATTCCAATGGTGCTTTTTAGTAAGCTCTCTAGCTTCAATCTTGCGCGTAGTCGGAGCATGTTTTTTCTTTGATCTCATACGACTGCTTTCGTTATGCGATTTTTTCCCTAACCTACGCCACTTAAAATTGTCTATGTTATCCAAAAGTATTTCTAACGTGTGCTTCCCAGACCACAAACAATTATTTAGTCGTTCGCAACGCTTTGCAACAAAACTTCTAGCAGTAGCACCTGGTCTAAATTCTAACTCGCCTAAAATAGTTGAAAAATCTAAACAACGCTTAAGTTTGTAAGAAACTATTTCAGCGTGTACCTCGTCCCAGTCAAGTCCATTAGTGCGATTTAAGCTACCTCGTACTGTATCTGAGTCAACACTGTCTAAGAATCTAAGTGCTATAGACCAAGCGCTATTGTCGTGCTTCCAACAATGTAAAAGCTGAGTGTCCCAAATCTTTTGTAGTTCTTCTTGACTTAGTTTCTTACTCATCGTCGTTCTCCTCCTTTTGGACTATACACCTCTTTAGCCTTTCTTATGGTTGTCTTTAGTTCAGTAATGTCCCCCTTAAATTGTTTCAAAGATTTATCGCAGTCACCGTCAAAGTCATAATAGACTGTCGTTGAAGCATGGTTGACCGAACCGCCATCC